TTGTCCTTAATGATTTAGAAGAAGTCATGCCATATAAACAGGGTTCCACCCAGTATGTGAGTGAAACCCTGAAGAAAGGAGATAATATTAGACTTTACAACTGATCACTCTTCAGCAAGACGCTGGAAGTAAGAGAGAGCATCATCTTCATCCTCATCAGTCTTAGTAGGGCTCAAGTTATTGAGTTCCTCTTTCAGATTGGCGGGGACTGGTTTGGATTCCTGACGAGAGTTGAAATCAGGAGAGTATGATCCACGATCACTGTCCTCATTTGCAGTCTCCTCGTCATAGCGAGCAGGTGGATTCTTCTTACCAAGAACCATGTTCAAACGGTTCTCCAGTTGATCGTAAGACTTGAACTGATCAGCAGCAGTCAGAGCAGTCAGAGAATACTGCTTTTTCCAAACTGCTTCCATGGCATCGTCGTCATCCAGGAGAGGAGCAGGACGATCAAACTCAGAAGAGTCATAGTTCCAGTAACCTGCAACCTTCTTCAGTTTCAGTTTGAAGTTAGCACCCTGCCAGAAATCAAATGGGTTGATAGCAGTCTCATCTTCAAACTCAGGTTGCATTGCTTCCATCACCTTGTCAAAGATCTTCTTACCAAACTTGTAGAGGAAGACTTTGCCCTCGTTCTGAGGATTGGCTTTGTCCTGCACAACATAGATGTTGGCATAGTAAGACAGTTTACGCTTCTGCTTACGAACGGTTTCTTTGTCTGCTTCGTTACCACTGTTCCACAACTCACGGTTGTATTCTGACAGAGGATCTTTCTGTCCAATAGTGGTGAGAGAGTTTTCAATGTACCAACCACCAGGGCCTTGGAAGGCATGGGAGTACATCTTTGCCCAGGGGAGTTCTTCTCCTTCAGGTGCGGGCAGGAAACGGATGACTGCGAAACCATTGCCAGTCTTATCCATTTCGGGTTTCCACAGACGCTCATCTGCGCCACCAGAGGTGTTATTCATCTTCTCAACTTCTTTTACCAGTTTAGAGGTAAGAGAACCAAGAGAGGATTGCTTCTTAAGATTTGCAAAAGACATTTAGATTACCTTAGATTGTTTGGATTTGGCTTGTGTGTGCTTCGTTATTCTAGTCGTTCTAACCGTCATTGTCAATCTGCTTTTTCATGACTCCCAGCATTTTATTCATGTTGTCAAAAACAGTTGACATATCAACATTGGGAGGGAGTCCCATCATCGAGGCAGATTCCAAGATTCGATCCTTCATCATTTTTGCTTCGGGATCATCTGATAAACTCAAACGAGTATAAAGAATTCTCTGCTTATCGAGAAGTCTTTCGAGCATATTAACATGCTCTAATTTCTGCTCATTGGACATCGATGGAAAACTAAAGACATTTTTATAAATGTCTTCTTGGAGTTCACCAATCTCAACCATTTCTGCACGAACTACTTCCGAATCAAAGAAACTCATTTAACTCCTACAACTTCTTTTAGAACTTTTTTGTAACGAAATACGTCAATATTTAGGAAGGGAGAATATTTTTTAATTCTCATACTTACAGTTTGCCATACTGGATCTTGAAGCTTCTCATCAAACTCTTGTCTGAATCCAAGAATCTTATCCAAGATCACCATTGTCTCAATAGAAATATTTTCTCTCAAATACTCTTTCAAAATTTGTGGATGACGTGTCCCATCCATTGCAAACATAGAATCAAAATTACTATCTGAAAAGATTTCATTTGTCTCCTCTTTGAAAAGATATGAAAGAGACTGCGTTCTTTTCTTCCAGTTGGTATACCTACCATCTCCCTCACGAATCATTTCACCAATCCAAAGTTTGCCAGGATCAGTGCAAGTGATAAAGTTAGATACAAAGAATTCTATCACTTCTTGATCTGATTTGTTTCTTGCAAGTTTTTCAAACCAGAATCTATCTTTCCTTTTATAGAAAGATTGAACAGTTGCACGACTCTTACCACAATACTTGTGGTAGTCATACTTCTCTTTCGTGAAATGATTTTTCAAAGAGAGATATTGCTTGTAGGCATCAAAAGGCATCATCAAAAAAGTAATATAGGGATTTTTTTGCCGGAAATTTTTTCTCCCCTAAACGAAATCAAAGGGGCAATTTTGCACGAGAACTTCTCTTCAGAAAATTCAACTCTATTGCTTCGTACTTTATCTTCTCTTTCAACGGTTTTGAAATAAGTTTGGGAACAGACTCTACATCGATGCTATTCTTCTCACAGAAATAAATGATGGCATCAATATAACTCATATCACTGTTGCTATGAACAAGGGCTTCAATTTCTTGAGCGAACTTTGATGGACAGAAAAATTTACTTTCTAACATCTTTTCTAGTTCATTGTTCATTTTCTGTCCTAGTATTGTGATGTACAAATTCTTTAATGTATCTAACTAATAGTTTAATATACTCCCCCTTGTTTCTTTTGTCAAATACTTTTACTTCACCACCAGGAGTCACCATGATGGTAATAAGTTTTTTGACGGGGATACCAGTTAGTTCATAGTAAGCAGATGCATAAAACATCTCCTGAACGAAATAGTTTTCTAACCACTTCTCAGGTTTAATTTTTTCAGATGTCTTAAAATCAATGACTGCGAGCTCTCCTTCGTACTCTGCGATACAGTCTACTCTTCCTGCCAAACCAAGATACTCTGAATACAGAGTTCTTTCTATAGCGTGTACATTATTTATCTTATCTAGATATGGTTTGGCATGATGAAACATGAACTTTGTCAGAGGTTTGAAATCATCCCAATTGATTTCTTTATTCAACATATAAAGTTCAGTCGCCGCATGGAAGTCTGTTCCACGACTGGTTGCCTTTTTCGTAATACGATTTGCTTCCTCAATACCAACCCGCTCTCTCCATTTAGCAAAGATCTGTCGGTTGTAGAAAGAAGTTACAGACGTAATAGAAGGCACCCAGTCTCCATTTGGAAGGTTATAGAGACGGATGCCGTTTGTTTCTTTCTTGTTTAGTTCGAGATCACCAAGATAATTACAATGCTCAAAAATCATAAATTCATTTCCATTTTAGCAAGAATGTATTCTTTAACAAGTCCAGAACGAACAATGTCCTCTGGGCCAAATTCTACAATATTAAATGATGGCATGATACGAAGAACTTGCATGAAGTCTGCAATACCATTTCTTTCATTCTGTTTAATTAAGTCAGTCTGAGTAGCATCACCACAGAAAAGAATCTTAGAGTTTTCGCCAACACGGGTGATGATCGAATCCAGTTCGTGAAAGTTAAGGTTCTGGAATTCGTCAACGATAATGATCGCATTATCAAGAGTTGTTCCGCGAATGAATGATGTACTCCAAAAACCAATTGTTCCTTGAGTTTTCAAATTGCCATAGAGCATCTCAAACGATGAGTCGTCTGGCATTTCAAACATGTACTTAACCATGTTCTTGTATGGGATCTGATAGAGGGAAGATTTATCTTCATGATCCCCTGGCAGAAAACCAATTTCTCTAGTTGCAACTAGAGAACGAACGATATAAATTTTTTCATAAGGACTCTTTTCATTTAAGACTTCCTTAATCGCATTGTAGAGTGCTATAAATGTTTTGCCTGTGCCGGCACAACCATAAGCTACAAGGTTCTGATCTAGTTTGTAAGATCTGAAAAACTCCTCTTGATTTGCGGTAAGAGGTTCAATCTTTTTAATAAAATCTAAATTGATTGGTTTCTTTCTTTTCATTTGTTTGTTGGACATTCCAAATGGAACGGGAGTTTTTGCTTTGTTTCTTGCTGGCATAGAAAAGATTAAACAGGACGGACATTGGAACGAGGCATTTTCGATGCCTTTCGCAAGACATCGTTCCAGCCGGGGTGAGATTTCTTAAGTTTGTCGTAAACCTCACCCACCTCTCCACAGTTGGCAACACCTGCGTTCCAATCCTTATCCCATCCTGGGTTCTCGTCTCTCCAAGTTGCGTACTCGCTCATCGTCATTTTGAGAGTCTTCTTTTCTTTTGTCTCTAAGTTAATAACAGGGTAAGTTGGCATAAACCTCAAGTATTAGTGTAAATATTTATGAAATCCATTCCATTGCTTCCGCAACGGCAGGGAACTGTTCACAGAAGATCTTCTTAGCACCCAGAGCAATGTCCATGTGCTCCTTCTGTGTGCCGTTTGCAGAGCGCAAATCGATATAATGGATCCACGACCTCACAGAGCCCGTCATGTAGATTCTAGTGGGCGTGGCTAAGGGCAGAACAAACCGAGCCGACTCCTTTGCCACACCTCGTTCAAGCATCTGTTGATACAATGCCATAGAAGAATCGAATAGAGTCTGCATCTGCAACTCTAGATTTTGAACCACGAATGGATCCAAGTCATCAATACTATTCTGACGGTTCTTGGTGTCTTGACGGCGGAGTTCGGGTAAGGGGATCGTCTTACCCAGTAGGGTGGAATCAGCATACCGTTGTGAGAATTCTTGATATGTAAACGAACGATGCCGGAGCACTTGGGCCGCAATTCCCCTGGTGGTGTTAATCTCCAGAGTCATGTATGCCTGTTCAAAGATACTCCAGTGCTGATGCTTTACACAATAACGCAGGAGTCCAGAGAACTTTTCATTCTCTTGATTGTTAGGGTTACTTACTCTCGCACAATAAGCCATGTGCTTCTCTGCGTCAGGAGTGACACTAATCAGTTTAGTCGGGGTATCCATCATCGTCATTAAATACTTCGTCGTAATCGGTTATGTAATAGTTTGCAGGATCATCAAAGTTCTCCTGCTTTGTTTGATATGCTTCTACATCAGAGTATACCTCTGACTTAAGACACTCTACCAAAGATTCCAGATTTCTTACAATCAGCTTGAGTTTCTCTTTGTCCATAAATGTATTGCTGATAGAACAATTTTACATAAAAAAAGGGAGGGCGTCAACCCTCCAAACCTACTAACTTAAAATCCCCCTACAGATTCGTTTACATGTTGCTTGTTCTTCGTCGCATTCTATTAAACAATTGTAGTAGTCGTTGATTAAATCAGATTCATCTAAAGTTTTATCCAAAGTGTTAGTCAATCTTTGTACACTTTGTTTCCAACCAGCTAACTGGTTGTAAGAGATTAGATTGTGCATAATGTCCTCCATAGCACTTTAGGACACAAAAATGATAAAGAAGATTTTGGTTACATATTCTGCCTCCTTATCCTATCTTATGTAGACATCGTATGCTAACTTAATTAAGTTTTTATTAAATTTAACATAGGTACAAAAAAAGAGAGGTTTGTTAACCTCTCTTTGAGTTGATCATTTAACGTAAGTGCGTCCACGATAGCAGTAGGTGCCATGTGATTCTTCAGTTGCCTGATGAACCTGACAATCAACTCCACGATACTTGGTAACATGGATTTGTGCGTCATGCAGAGCTGCTGCTTTCTCGATTTGGTTTTTGATCAGTGTTAAGGTGTTCATAGTAGTTACTCCTGAAATACTAGGGATTTACGCCCCGTTCCTTCAGTCGTTTGCGTCCCATGGACATTCAGGTGTTGCTTCTTGAATTACTTCAATAAGTTCCACTTTGATCTGTTCATTCATACTCTCATTGCCATCAATGCGTTTGATCATATCAACAGCATCGGTGCAAAGAATACCAGAATAAAATAGTAGATCAATCATGGGATGAACGCTCCGTTCCGCGACTTACTTGCGTCACCCGAAGGTGATGAACGACAAGTCTATTATAGACTTCATACCATATTTAGTCAAGTGGTTTGGTATAACGTGCTACACAAACATTCCTTTCTGGTTCATGTAGTTCATGGTTTCTTTCAAGGTGCCTCTGAACATACCAATAGAGATCATAGGATAATCTACCTCATCACCAAACTCATCCCTGAACTGTCCCTCAGTAAAATGTTTTCCTCTTTCGTAAACGACAACTTCATCAAGATGAACTGCTTTCATGAGAGATGCTGCTCTCTCACATTCTTGACTACCGTTAGAATATATGGATGCTTGCATTATTCTTTCTCCTCCTCATACTCGATTACAATTCGTTTATACTTTCTACCATTACTATCTTGGATGTAGAGTTTTCTGAGCTCTCCACCCAAGTCCTCTGCTATTTGATGCAGTTTCCACCATGGAATTTCTTTTTCTCTTTTGCCTTCTACCATTTGTTTCTTCTGGTCGTCCCAGATGTAATCGGTAACTTTTCCATCTTTATCAGTGATGGTGCAATTAGTTAGCATTATTACTCCTCTCAATCCAATCGTCAATTTGTTCTTGAGTGGGAACTATAATACTAAAAGCAAGTCCATCTTCGATGAACTCTTCGTTCATCTTTTCATATGTTTCAGGCGTAATCTTTTCAATCACGTTGCCTCCAATCATCAGGTTTATCTCTTTGGAACCAATCAACAATCTCGTCAGCACCACCAAACCCCGTTCTGTGATTGGATGGGTCGGGGTCTCCTAACCCCATCCTATTCAGAAAATCGTCGGTGCTGCCCTCTTCAATACCTTTAGCCTGGCGACGTGCTTTGTTCAACCAATCTCTAGCAAGAGTATGTGACTTGGCAAGTTTTTCTGCCCAGATCATGTCCTCTAAAGGAACTTCTTCTTTGTTTGCAATACATCTACAAATGGACTCAAGTCTGAGTCTGTATTTGGTGGAGAGCATGTTAGTTCAATTTGAGTTTGTCTTTTAGATCAAGAACCTTGTTAACCTCATTAACCGCAGCAGACATCCTAGCACCTAGAATATCCATGATATCTTCGTAGATTACTTCGTTATCCACGTAGTCATCGAAGTATGTATCGATGGCTTCTTTAAGATATCTTTTGCGATGCCACTCAGGCGAGTATGGTTTATACATGATTTAGTGGATACATGATTTAATCATATTACTATTTAATGCAGTTGTCAACTCAATGGGTTACCATTCTTATCAACCAATCCCATCCTTTTGATTTGAGAAAGGTTTGATCTCTCTTGCTTTTTAATCTTCTTATACTGTTTTATAATCTTATCTATTTCATTTTTGGAGACTTTTACTTTTAGATTCTCTTCATTCTCATTGCTGACAAATCCAAGTCCACTTTTTTTAGTCTCCTCTTGAGTATCAACGTATTCATTAATCATTTCTTGAATCTCGTCTCTGATTAAATCATTGATTTGACTTTTAAGATTTTCGTCACTCATCGCTTTTTCTTTGTTTCTGCTGGTTTATTGCCCCAAAGTTTTGGATTGATTCTACCCTCTGCTTGAGTGATGTTCACTAGATCTTTTTTGTATCTATCGTAATAGTAATCAAATATATCCACTTTCTTAGCAGAGGAAACAATATCATAATGAGTCGTCTCTCCCTGAATATACTCTACCAAAAAAGCACTTGT